TTCCAATCCAGGTTCTCTGGCATTTAATAATGGTGATATCGCATATAACATTGATTTGGAATCAAACTTTGATAGTTCATTCGGAACACTTGGTTGGGTAAGAGTTAATGCTCAATGGATTCCATTCGGTCAGGTTGGTTCTGATGCAATCAAGATCAGAGAGTTTGGTGCTGATCAGGCCAATACTGATAAAGCAGTTGCTATCAATACAGATCCAGATACAAATTATTCACTGAAGATTGGTGGAAATCAACATATTACTGAAGATCTTACAGTTGAAGGTAAATATGGAATGTTGGAACCATACTCTCATGGAGTAACTACTCCAGGGATTACTGGTTCTGGTGCTGAGGCACTTACTGCTCAACCAGAGACACCAACTTCTAGATATATTTCTAGACGTTATCTTGTTTCTGCTGGTAATGGCGGTGCTAGGAACTTTACTATCACTACAGGTCACATTCCAGAATCTGTTCTGGTGTTTGTGAATGGTATTCGTCAGATTCCTTACGGAGACTATACTATTTCTAGTGGAAATCAAGTGTCAATTACACTTCCAACCACACTAGATATTGATACTTACGTCGATATTTTAGAACTACCACTCTAATAGAAAACCATGGCAATTACTAAGATTGGGGGTCTAAATATTGACTCCAATTCAGACATTACAATCCAAACACTTTTGTGTCAGGCATCAGTAGATTCTATTACTGCTCCTAGAATTAAGATTAACCAGTCTGTAACTGATGAAGCAAGTGATTCTCAAATCTACACTCCAAATGCAAGTGGTGATGATCAATCTTCAATTTCACTGAATATTGCATCTGGTAAGTCTACTGGTTCTGCACATCCAGGAAACATTAACTTTAAGTTGTCGGATGCAGGTACTCCTGGTAATAGTGTAAATGATTATCAGATTAAAGGATCTTTCAGAGCAAATCAAACCGTTCAAGGAGTAACATCACAGGATGTATTTACTCTTATAAACTCTACTGCTCTTGTTGTTCGTAGTGATGCATCAACTGATGTATTTTCTGTCAAAGGTGATACTGGTAACACTGTAATTGCTGGTAGTTTAGAGGTAGATGGTACTGTACAGTTTGATGGTGCTACCACATTTAATAATTCTGTAGAAATTTCTGGAACCCAAACATTTACTGTAGGCACTGGCGTAGTTACCATTGACAGTACAGTATTCCCAAGAAAGAAGACTACTACAGTAACAACTGCAAGCACTCTTTCTGTAAATCACATTACATATGTAAATCAGTCTGCTCCAATTACACTCACTCTTCCATCTGCGAGTGATGGAGATTGGGTATATCTCGTTGGAAATGATACTACATCTTATAATAATATTACAGTTTCTGGAACTGTATTTGGTGATGCTGGTGGAATCATTCTAGATACCACATTTGCAAGTGTGCAACTTGTGTATCTCAATGGCACAGTTGGTTGGATTGCAATTAACGTATAATAAAAGTTATGGCACTTAGACTCAAGAAAGTAAGCGATACTCCTCCTGGCACTATTGTGTCTTCCACTAAGTCTTTGCTTGTTGATCCTTTGGCATCATCAACATCTGATGAAAGATGGTTACTTTGCGATGGTTCTACTCTTGATGCCGTAACTAATCCTCAATATACCGCTCTGTATAATGTTATTGGTACAAAATACGGTGGGACTGGAATTAATGACTTTAAGATACCAAACTTGCATGGAATCACTACTAATGATCCATCGTTACCAACTTGAGTTCCAATAGTTCTGCCTTAACTGGAACTATTGGAACTCAAGTTACCAGTAGTTTGTCGTCAACTTCAATTTCTGGTGCTCCTGGAGCAGTTTTTAATAATAATACTGCTGCTACTCAATTAACAACAAGACACTGGCCAAACCACAATCACACACTTGCCAGACACGCAAGAAATAGAAGAAATGACGGTGGATATAGAGCAAATGGTGGTTCTTCTAGAGAAATATGGAGAGACTGGTTTTGGGATGCTGAAGGCATGAATAATGCTGGTGCAGCAACTCCAACATCACACAGTCATTCTGGTACTTGTGCTTTTAACAATGTAAGTGGAAATGCAGTTCCAACTCATAATATTACTCCAACTACATCTCATAACTATACTATAAATGTAAATGGAACTCCAACTGCAGCAAGTGTAGTTAATAAGCATATTGAAGCAAGATTTTACATCAAGTATTAAAGATGAAAACAAGCACTATCAACGTCTATAATCCAACAGGAACAATTATTGCCATCACTGGTTCTGTACCTGATGGGTATTTGGCATGTGATGGAAGTTATGTAAATATATCTGATTATCAAAAATTGTATAATGTCATCACAAATAACGGTACTTCTTTTCCTTATGGTGCAAATGTTGGATCTACTTTTGCTTTGCCAGATTTAAGGGAAAGAACTCCTGTCGGAGGAACTCAAAACACTTTGGGTTCGACTAGTGGAAAAATTGATGCTGATAGTGAGAACCTTACTATCTCTGCATCTGGAACATTTGAGTCGAACTATAGTTCTACCGCTGACTATACAATTAACAGAGGAAATGTTACTGTTGCAGCAGCTGCGAATACATCAGATCATACTATCACTTCAACAAATATGCCATCTCATACTCATGGACATAGATCTCACACAATAGTTCAAATTTGTGGAAATACTGCTGTTAGTGGACTGAATAGAAGTTCTAGAAATACAGAAACTAATATTGGTTTTGGTGGAACTCAAACTGCCCAGACAAATACCTGGAATAGAAGACAGAATGGTAATAGTACTAAAGTTAATGCTCAAGGTACTATCACTGCAAGATGGGCAGGACAAAGTTCTGGTGATGGAGCAAGGATTCATAAATCTGGAAATACACTAAACTCAGCACGTTGGACCAACAATAACACAAATACGATTATTTGGAGAGAAATGGTTGGTGCTTTAGGAAGAGCACATGCTCACCAAGGAAGTGGTATAACTAATTCTGCTCAGTACAATAAAGGTAATTTGGCAACTGCTAGATCTTCAATTGGCACTGTTAATATTAACGCTAATGAGTCCAATTTCACTCCATCTACTCCTATCGGTGTTGATTATGGTAATTTGGAAGGAAAACAAGTCATTGTTAAATATGTAATAAAATACTAAAATGTCTAAAAGAATTTCCGAATTAAAAGATAGAACAGATATTGGCACCATTATTGCCTTTGGCGGACATGTAGATCCAGATGGTTATTTGCCATGTGATGGATCTAGTTACAATATTGTTGATAAGTTACCTCTATTCTCTACTATTGGTGTCAACTATGGTGGTTCAGTAACTGCAACCCCAGAAGATTTGGATTTTCTTACTACAACTGAAATAAAGGTAGTTTCTATTGGTACTGATTCATTCGAATCTCAAATTATTCGTGACCGTGGTCTTTTAGGATTGCCAACAAACTCCTCTGGTATTCAAATACAAATCGGTGGTTCTTGGTGGGATATTACTTACATTGCTGCGGATGGGTCTGAATTGAATACTGGTAGATTTGTAGTTTCAATTCCAAACATTGCTTCGGAACCTTTTTATTCTGATCTCGTAACCGCTCAAGGAACTCAGAGTAAAATATACTCTGGAGATTTTAGATTTAGAAACAATGGTAGCGTTACTCCAAATACAGGATGGTCTGGAACTTTTAATGTTCCCAGTCTAAACTCCGACTCTGTTGTTTCTGCTAATTCCAGTTCAGTTATCAGTGGAAATGTAGCAAATAGAAATGAAATTGTTGGATCAAATACTCATGAGTTGGGTGGACTTACAGTTGAAGTTAGTGGCAATGCTACAATGAATGTTAATGGAAACATTTCAGTAGCACAGATGAATGCTGCAAAACCAAATGCTTCGATTACACTCAGAAATACGACCATAACCAACGCTATGATAGGTCAACATAAACACCACTTACTTGCCAGTTCTTATCAAAGAACTGCTCTGAGATTTACTGATGGTGCTAATTTGAATAGAAACTTAAATCATGTTAGGGTAAGAAGAAGTAGTAATCAATCAAATGATGAGAGACACGATCTTACAGCAGTCGGAAGTAACACTAATAATTTCCACAACCATACTGTTACTGCTACAACTAGTGGAAATATTTCGGTTGGCGCTAGTTCAACAACAACTACTGGAAACTTTAACGCTAATTTTGGTATAACTTCTCCTCCACTAACTATTGATGTCCAAAATAAAGTTTTTACTGTTAAATACTTAATAAAGGAAATTTAAAACAATGGCTTACACAGACTACCAAATCTCTGATATTACTGCTGTTCCATTTGAAGGTGCTTTTACAGTTAATTCTGCCACCTACTATGCATCTCAAGAGATTGACAATCCAATGTTTTTAGAGTATGATGGAAAGCAAATACATGTTATCAGGTGGAATAGTAATACTAATCGACTGATTCTAGAGTTGGCACAAATCACAGACACAACTGTTAGCAGTTTGGGTAATGTTGAGTTTGAAAATGTAACTGATCCCAGATCAAATGATATTCTAAAGGCATGTATTGATAAAACAGAAGAATCTGTTATGGACTATCTTTATGATAGATGTACAGTCACTTTGAATTCTGAAATTGAAGAATGTCTAGACATGATTGAATATCAGTTCAATTTTCTTGCTCTAAAACAAAACTTTTTGATTTGTAGTGATTGGATCATGCTTCCTGATAGTGGAGCAACTCCAGAAGAGTTTGAGGCATGGAAGTTGTGGAGACAAAGTATTAGAGATATGCAATCTTCTGGAGATCCTGCCACTGATGTAAGGAATCTTTCTATTCCAGTTCCACCATCTTCTGATGATAGATTTGGTAGAAGTATCACCGAACCAGTTGAAAACTTTGCGGTTTATCAAAAAGCATTGAAAGATCTAGAAATTTTTAATACATTAAATATTACACCTGAATCA